TCCGCGATGGAATCGCGATCATTCAGTCCACCTACTGGCGCAGGCACGGAGGATGCTTTGGATGTTGCTCGCACCATTCTTTACCTCGGCAAGTTTCCGCTGTACAATTCACACAAAGGAGATTTGCCATTATGGAAGAATGGAAACCTGTTGCCTTTTGCCCAGACGGGTACGAAGTCTCGTCCCTTGGCAATCTTAAAGCAAAACCAAAGATTGATGCGAAGGGCGTTCACAGAAAAGAACGGGCGCTGATCCTTCGCACAAATGCTGACGGGTACAAGATAGGCAACTTTTTTATCAACGGCAAAGCCAAACACATCGGCGTGCATCGGGTGGTATTTGAGTCGTTTGTTGGCAAAATCCCCACTGATTGCGAGATCAACCATAAGAACGGCATCCGAGATGACAACCGCCCATGCAATCTTGAAGCTATTAGCCACGCTGAAAACGTGCGGTACAGCAAAACCCACCTCGGCGCAGACTTTGCGACATACGGCAACGGAAGGATGACGCCAGATCAGCGTCAAGAAATATTTAGCCTTGCCGCCCAAGGTTTGAGCCATCGAGCGATTGGCAAAATGGTTGGCTTCAGCAAGACCCAGATATCCAACGTGCTTAGTCATAAGTGTTGGGCAATCATTTAGTTTGCGGGGAAGCTACCATCGACCACATTAGCCATGCTAATCAGGACAGACTGATTCATTGGCGACAGAGACAGCTTAGGCGCGCTGCGATCCTGAGCCTTGCACATCTCAAGCATGGATCGGAACTCACCAGCGTCGAACGTGCCGTCCAACCCCTTGGCGGCCTTCCATAGCGTTTTCAGCCCGGTTATAAGCAGCGAATCAGGATAGATAGACACGTCAGAATCCTGCGTGTACTTGCCCTTTGTCTGCCCCTCTTGCGACTCGATCCAATACTTCGAGATGTAGAAGAACGAGATGTTGTAACCGCCGATGGCCGGGAAAACCTCAACGCTGCCGTTGGCGATGCGGAATCGAATGCGCGGTCCTTGGCTGATGACGCCCGACTTGTAGACCTGCCATTGTTGGTCTGTAGCAGGTCCAACCAGCGGCCAGTGAGACGTGCGATCCCACTCAGTCTGTTCAATCTGCTTCATCCAGTCTTGAGGAAGGGCGTACAAAGCCTGTCCGTCAATCGTGGTGAATTCATGCTCACGCACAAGACGCTGCCAGTTGTGCTGACGCGCAATATCCGTGCCCAAACGATTAAGCAGAGCAAGAAGCTGCCGAATCTGCGGGCTTGTGTTGCCGATGACAAAGCTCGGCTCATCAATCATCAATTCGTTACAGACCGCTTGAACGATCTCCAACAGGCTAGAGTTGTTTGAGACTACGGGCTGCTGAATGATGACTGGCATGATTGATTATCCATCCCCACACTTGACAATTCAATCGCGGGGATCGGTTGCGTTATGCTGCTGCGGCTTCTTCTTTCGGAGGTCGTCCGCGACGCGGAGCAACATCCTGAAGTTGGGCCTTCAGAGCCTCGATTTCGTCGTGCAAACGCTTGTTCTCTGCGGCTTGTGCAGTTTCGGCTGCGGTGCCCTTGGCCGCTTCCAAATAGGCGCGGGCCTTGTTGCGAAGCTCAGAGAATCCCATGCCCATGCGCTGACACGACATGTCAGACAATTCGGCCATTTGCTCGACGGTGTGAACCTCGAAGTACTTGGCCTCCTTGACTTGAGCGCGGGTCACTTGCGGCCATTGCTCCAGAGGAGTGCCAATCGCACCAGATGCTTGCTGGCGCTGGAAAATCTCCCACTCGCGCGGATACATGCGAATGTCATGATCCTTCGCAACACGCTCAACCACGTTAGATGCATCGCCGGGGATCATCTTTCGAATGTGCGGCATGTCTTGAAAGATCGGACGGCCTTGCTTTTCGGACTCTGCCTTGAGTTCGACGGCATCGGTGTAGAACTGAACAAATACGCCAGATTGAGGATTGCTCATGTCGGGGCTTTCTTGGGTGTTGATAGTTGAAAGGGGAGCCGAAGCTCCCCGCTAGTTTACACGCTAGCAGCAGCAAACCAGCCTCGATCACCGGACGCCATAGCGAAGGCTGGCGAGGTGTACGAACCACCCGAGGCGGTGGCCAGGAACGTCGAAGCGTTCACGGTGCAGACTGCGGTAGATGCCGAGATGGAGGCGTTAGCCTGAGCATAGACGTAACGCTTGCCATCAGAGCCCCAAACTTGGGTGCCCAGCTGAGCGTCAACGACCTTACCGGCAGCGATGTCAGCAGCCAGAGTGATGCCCTTCAAATCAGCACCGATTCGAGGGGTATGGGTGAACGGAGTAGCCATTTCAAATTCCTTTCAATGTGTCTGGAAAGGGGCCGAAGCCCCATTCATCAATCCGCAAGGACGCCTTGGAATTGAGCGCCCGAGCAGGTCAGAGCACCAGCCCAGCCCATCAGACGAACGATGGCGTCTTGGTTGACCGATTGACGATCACCACCAATGGCGGTGAAGTTACGATCACGGTGCGGGCGGAACTTCAGGTACTTGGTGTTGATGAAGTACATGCGGTTTGCGGGGCTGGAACCACCGATACCACCGTCCAAGAACACATCGCAGTTGAAACCAGCGCCGAAATACTTCAGCGAGGTGAAACCAGCACCGCCGCTGTCGGTCGAACCGATACGCTGGATGGCTTGCAAGCTTTCCAGGTACAGTCGGTAGTAGTTGTTGTCTGCAACGATCAGATCAGGGCGATCAGTACCGCGAACCAGCTGCACAGCAACGCGGTTCATGTAGCTCTGGATGTTGGCAGAAGTAGCAGCAGCGCCGCCATCAGTCGTGGCATCAAAAGCCACGTTACGCCAGAAGCTCCAAGTGGCGCGGTTGATGCCGCCATAGGTGCCGGAGGTTGGCGATGTGGAGATGGCAGCAGCCAAACCCACAATATCCTTTCCGCCGTTACCGGTGCCGTCAGAGTACAGACCTGCACTGATCTGGTTCAGCAGTTGGGCTTCAGCAACCTGAATGCGACCTTCCAGCAGGTCAATGATCTGCTCCTTGCCAGCGTTTTGCAGCATTTCCAGACCAGAGATCGACACGGCAGCAGCGTACTGCTTGATGTCGAACTGGGCAGCCGAGATAGGGCTGTTAGGCGTGATGTCGATGGTGTCGTAACCGGAATACGAGCCAGCGTTAAGCGTGTTGGCGTCGTTGTACATGATTTCTTCCAAAATCACGTTACCGCCCGAGAAGGGCTTGACGTTGCCACGCTCACGCATCTTCATCAGAAGGGCGTTGTTCTTGGTGACGTTATCCGCCAGCGAAGCCGAGCGGGACTGGATGGTGGTCGAAATGATATCCGACAGATTGGCAAACGTAGCCATGATTCAAACCTTTCAATTGTCAGCTAATTGCGCCGCGATAATGTCGCGGAGCGAACCATTTACAGGCTGACCCCCTGCACCGATTGGGCTAGACCCCTTGACACTGACAGCGGCAGTTTTTGCGCGCTGGGCCTGGGCTTGCGCCAATGCTTTGCTTTGGGCGTCGGCGAGTTGCTGTTCAATCAGGGTTTGCCTGACATCGGGCCTCATCCATACAGCCATGTCATACGCTTCTTGCAAATCCTTGGCCTTCCCGGTTTCGAGAAGATCGGCCATGTCATTGCGCACTGCGTCAAAGTGCTTACGATCAGCAGTAGCAAATTGCTGCAACTCCTGCTGCACGCGCATTTGCTCTTGCTGCTGTAACTGATTTTGCCACAGTTGCTGCTGTTGGCGCAATTCGTTCAATTGCTGGTGCAGAAACTGTGTTTGCGGGTCGAGTGGCTGAGGGTTTTGAACTTGGGAAAGGTCAATCCCATATTCCCTAGCCAGTTGCGCAAAATACTGAGCCTTGGTTGCGGGGTCACTGGTTCGCAGAGTAACGTCCGCGCGCATCAGAGCATTGATGGCCGTGGGCGCATCGACGCCGAGCTTTTGCAGGTGCTGCTGGTACGGCGCAATAGCCTGATCGTAGGCTTTAGCGCGTTCGCTGTGAGACTTGAATTCACTGACGCCACGATGGAAGTCCGATTCACGGCGCTCTGCCTCGACGCGCAGAAGTTTCAGTTCTTCAGGCGTCAAGGCTTCGCCTCGTTCCGCCTTCATCAAAGCCTGTTGAGCGTCAGGCTTCCAGCTTGAGAACGGGTTGCGGGTAGGCGCTGCGGGCTGCTCGACTTGCGGCGCAGGCTCTGGAGCTTCTGTTGCCTTAGAAGCGAAGCGCCCCTGCTCGTCGCGTGCCCGAGCTTGCGTCTCGCCTGAAGCGGGTTCATGCTCCACAACATCAACTGCGGGCTGTTCGCGCTCCACAACCTCAGACTCTGGCGTTTCAGAGCCAGAATCGAATGCTTCTTCCAATGCGCTGCGAATGTCACTCATAGGGATTTCCTAGTTTGTGTGTTGATTAACGAATTCCCTTAGCTGTCAGCACTTCTGCCAACGTGCGCCGGATACCTTCACGGTCTATTTTAGGCTCAGGACGCGCCGCTTTCATCATGGCGTCAACCTCGTTGCCAATCTCAAAGCAATTATGACGCTTCAAATGCTCTCGATGCTGGGAGCGACTTGTGATCATCTCGCCCGTGATCTGAGAGCGGTAAGGCTGAATATCTGGCGTAACATAAGCTGCTTCAGATGTAGACGGACCATTCCATTCCGACTCAGGAATCAGTTTGTGCGTTACAGGGTCTTGAATCCAACGATGCCGAGTCATTACGGACGTTCCTCACATGAAATTGATGTATAAGCCATATTTCCTCACAGAAGCAATAGCACTTCTTCGTCGTCAATCTCTGCGCGAATTCGTGAGGCTTGTTCAATCAATGCCTCGATGATCTTGGCCTTTGCCTCAAACGGAGGCACGGGGACAGATTCAATCAGGACAGGGCGCTTAGGCTCTGGTGCATCCTTGACTTCTTCGATCTGCTCTTGAATTTCCTCAAGCTGATCTTCCAACGCCTCAATTTTGCGCTTTGACTGCTCTGCGGCTTTGCGCCATTGCTTCGCAAAGTATCCATCATGCGTGTCTGCGTTTTGATCAGCAGGACCGATGAGCGAAGCGGACACACCCGTGATTGCGTACTGACCGAAGTCGACCGCCAGGTTATAGGCAACAGCGCCCGACGCAGTCAGCGCGGCATCGCTACCGTTTAGCGTGTATTCGCCAAAGTCGCCAGCCAGCAGGCGGGAAACCTTCAGCGATGCGTTTTGCCCTGAAGCTGCGTATGAGCCAAACTCACCATACTCAGCGAATCCACGCGGCAGCAAAGCATCGCCACCACTTAGCGAGTACACGCCAGCGTCGGCAACAATTGAACGCGAAGAGCTTACCGGCGTGTAGGTTAGCGCAGCATCAACGCCTGCCATCAAATAGTCGCCAACGTCTGCTGACAGCGCGTAACCAGTAGCACCACCTCCCGCCACCATGTCGAAATAGATTCGACGCTGCACGGGGCGGAATAGCTGCCACGGGTTGAGCGATAGAGACCTGACCTCATTGGAAGTCAGGGCGCGATTGAATACTGCAAATGCCCCAACAGTCGCGCCTGCCACAGCGGGATCAAGTGTTAAGTTTTTGGCGAATACTTCGACCGAGTTGACGGTGATTGCTGATGTTGAGCTGAGCGATGACGAACCAACAAGAACCCCATCTATGTAGTGCTCTATGGTGTTGCGTGATGCGCTGATAACGCTGGCGAGCGCGTACTCTTTATTGGGTTGCAGCGCGCCCGATGATGCATTGTCTCTGGCGTATGGGTTCGCATCGCATCCAAGGTTATGGGATGGGAACACCACGGGCATCTGGCTAATGAATTCCGACGATGAACCATAAACACCGATGCCCGCTTGATAAGATAATGTAGAAATTGAGTATTTAGATACCAGCGTCCATTCTGACGAAGTTACGCTCGCAATCAACGGAATCCGATACCCTTTCCCGCCTGGAGACTTGAGCACCAACCCGCTATTACTCACCCCTGTCGGAACGACTGACAGGTTAATGCCATGAGTACCATTTATGCCATTCGACGCAGCAATAAGCCCCCGTGTGATCGGGTTTGACAAGTCAACAACGGGCCGCCCGGTTGGCTGACTAAGCGGTGTGCTGCGCGTCAGGATCATGCTGTGACTGCGCTGGTGATTTCAGACATGAAGGCTTCGCACGTCACAGCCTGCGCTGTGTTTCCGGTCACTTCGACCTCGACGTGCATCACGGCTGCGTCGATGGTGATGGACTGCTCAGTCACCACGTTGTTGCCGGTCGATGCCGCGAACGACCAAATTGTTTTCCAGGCTGCGCCAGCCGATGCAGCGGCAGGCGTCGCGCCCGAGTTGTGAGCCACAAGGATGTTCACCGTAGCGGGCACGGTCGGTCCAGTTGCGCCGTTCGTCACCTTGACGGTCAGCAGTCCACCATGCGCCGTGCGCAGATCAGCGGTGCCGCGTGTGGATGAGCCTGCCGCATTGCTTGTCGAGGCTGCAATGAGGGTGCGCGGCGTCTTAGTCAGTGTCGTGGTGGTCATACCAGATAGCTCCCATCGTCCGCCCAAATGGCGCGACGCACATCAAACTCGCTCACCTGGTCGGGGCGGCTTGCAAGCGCGACAAGCTCGTCTGCTTGCGCCTGCGTGATCTCGCCGGACTGCACCCACGCTCCCAGCATCAGCGCGTTGTCAGGCACAGACAGGTCAATGCCCTCGGTCGGTGAGCGCAGCACGTCCAGCAGCGCCAGGGCAATCGAGCGCAGTGGGCTGGCCTGGTTGTTGGCGTGGTCCTCAATCTTGGCGCGCACAGAGTGCTTGGCCGCCCACATGGCGAACGACTCACGCGAGGCATAACCAATGCGCACGCGGCCGATGTTGACAGCGGCAGCGATGGCGTCAGAGTCGCGGAACGCCAGCAACTCTGGTGAGCACTTCGCTTTGATTTCATTGAGTAGTGTCATCATGCCACCTGAATCACACCATTAGAGCCGTCAAGGTCAACGGTAAACGTGTCGCCGTTCGTGCCATTAAGAGTGATGGACGATCCGTAATCCCAATATCCGATGCACTGGTTCGTCGTCTTGTTTACTAGCATGACATAACGGAATGGACCGATGCCAGCGCCGGATGCGGTCCACACAGCAGGGTCGGCAATGACCAGCTTGTAAACGCCAGCAGATTCTGCGCTCGTCGAGGTTGCCACGTTTGCGCCGCCTGCCGTATAACCGCCACCAGTGGCGAGGTCAGACGTGCCAGCCGTAAACGCCAGGCTTGGTGCTGTGTTCGTCAAAGCAATAGCCCATTGATCTGTTCCGCAGTTGATGCCCTCAAGCAGGGCTTCACGACTTCCGGCTACTTTGTTGTAAACCGCCATTTCGTTTCCTTTGATTAGATGCCAGCCACACGCCCATCAGATTCTCGCTGAATCTCGCGCACTTGTCCGTTGATTTCCACGCCGATAGCCCGTCCGTCAGGGCCACGAATGATTCGGCGTGGCGTCTCCATGATCGTCCTGATTTCACCAATCGCAGTTTCCGCTGCTTGGCGATTCATTTCAAGCGCATCATTCAAACGCTCGGCCAAGTTCTCGACAAGCTCTGCCAATTCTCCGCTAATTTCCTCTGTTCGCTTGCCAGTTTCTGACTCAATCGCACCATTTGACGACATTTGCGCAATCGCCAGTTTTGTTTGGGCGTCGAGGTCAGCCTTATATTGAGAACGTGCGGTTTCTGCCTCTTGTTTCATTTGCTCAAGCTGGATGGCTGTCTGAGCCTTGAATTGCTCGATCTGTTGAGCGCCTTGCAGCTTGACTTGCTCAATCTGGCCTTGCATTTGCAGCTTGGCCTGCTCCATTTGCATCCGCCCTTGCTCTACTTGCATCTGGGCCTGAGCCTTCATGGCCTCTGGGTCGGGCGGCTGTTGTTGAGGCTCTTGAGGCTGAGAAAGTTTCGCCATCGCCGTATCGAACGCAGCTTCAAGCGGGCGGGAAGCGCGGAAAGCGCGCACGCCAAACAACAGCATTTCAGCCAACAACGGGGCCAATGCGGGAGCCTGTTGAGCTGCGGGCATAGCTTGCTGCAAGAACCCGCCAGCAGCTTGCAAGAACTCCAGTCGATTCGTTTTCTCGCTTTGCTCGTCAATTTCCACCAGCGAATCAGCGGCCACCTCAATGCGGAAGTTGCGGGCTGGCTCTGTTTTGAGCAACTGCATAGCAGGCTCGGCAAACTGCGCATCTTGCGTGCCCATGATGCCGCTCATCTCAACCAATTGCTCGGGAGAGTAGAGATCGGCCATCAGTTGGCCCTTGATCTTCAGCAGTTCCGTGGCGAATAGAGCGACATTGCGCTGCATGTCACGCAGGCGCAGAGATGCGAATTGGCTCTTGATCTGTTGCGCCGTAGCAGTCTCCGAAGCCATCGAAGCGCCGCGGATGATGTCAGACAGACCCGTTACCTCATAGATCACCTGCTTGGCCTGCTCTCGGGCCGCATAGCATTGCTGCAAAGCGCCGACGACAGAATCAAGCGGAAGGAAATCAACGGTTCCCTTGATGCCGCCCTTCTCAGAGAACGCAGCCCATGTGTCGACAGGGATAAGCGTGTTGTCCACCCCTTCGTTCATCATGCGCTGAATGCTTGCTTGGCTTGCGTCGTATACGCCGACCACCTTAAGCGCCTTGACCAGCATGTTGATGCGCTGAGTCAGCAGGTCGATTTCCTCGGCCTGGTCTTGATACAGTGCGTAATCAGGGATTGGGACCAGAGTGTCCGTGGTCTGCGTGGCGTACAGCGGCTTCGGGCAAGGCCAAAACGAATCCAGACCGTATGGATCATCAATCTGGTCTAGCGCCTCTTGGCTTCCCTCAGCAACCCAGCACACCTTCTGCGTTGACTTGTCCCAAATCTCCCAGACTTGGGCCTTCTTCAAGTGCGAAACGTCCTCGCCGTTCTTGACCATCTCATCAAGCCCAATCGGCTCATGAGTCAGCGGCACATTCTCGAAGCGATCACCGAAACGCTCTACGCCATCACGCCGCGTCATGTACACACGGCGGGCAACCCATGTCACTTCTTCCCACGTGCGGGCAGGGGAGCAGCGGAAGTCCTCCCAATACACCGTATCCACACAGGTGAACGACTGAGGCATTGGAGTTCCGTCAGCCTGGATCACGTCCTTGGTTTCAAAGCGGACCCATGCAACACCCCGGCCAGGCAGCAGGCGGTCCATGATGGCCGAGCGCATGGCGTGGTCAAAGTCGCGGTAGTTGTCCAACTCGTACTGAAGCGCACGCTCCAGAATCTGCGAGGCAGTCCGCCCAACCGGGTCTTGATCCTTATGGCGTCGCTCGACTTGGGCTTGCGGGGTCTTGCCATACATCGACGGGAATAGCGTCTGAATGTTGGCCCACAGGATGTTATATCGCTTGGCTGTGTCGCTATAGCCCTGACGATCATCGCGGTAACGACGAATGATCTTTTTACCGCGCTTGACCCATTTCTCATCCTCTTTCTTTGCCATGCGTAGCTCTTGGAGCCAGCGTTCAGCAACTTGAGTCGGGTTGTATTCTTTGTCGTCAGCCATCAATACCTCTCATTGCGCCGCGATGTATCCGCCCATAGATCATCAAGCGGGGCCGTGATAATGCGGCCATTATGCCCGGTTACGGGGAAAACTGGTGGCTTTTCTGCTTGTTTTACGGGCAATTCCTCCATAACCTGCGCACCATAGCAGAAAGCGTCGGAAGGATGGGAGGCCCAATTGTGCAAAGGCTCACGAGAGAACACGCCTAAATCTTCGTTGTAGGCGTATTCCCAAGCAGTCAAACCATCTAGCCCAGCCTCACACTCAACCGAGTTGATCTCACATCTCGGCAGCACAGTGCGGGCTGCGCTGATCTGGTCGATCTTCTTGGACTGAGGCACGATGGCGCATTTGTCAGCACCAAAGGCAGAAACGAAGCGGTCAATCGTCGTGTGCTTAGACTGGAACGTCTTAGCCCTTGCGTCATGAGGCAACCAGATCTTGCCGAGCTTACGGGCCGCGCCTAACTCAATGATCTTGCTCTTTATGCGTGGAATCCAGTCGTCAGCGTCAAGCCCGTTATCGCCGTCATAGGCCAACACCCGGAAGCCCCCCAATGTTCGCTGCCAATACCAGAACGACGCCGTATCTCTGAAGCCCAAGTCGCAGCTAACCTCAATGCCAGCGCCATCGGGATCAAACACCACATCAGGCGTAGCGCGTCCTTCGCGGATAGCCTGGTTGACCCATCGAGCCAGGATTGCGCCTTGTGTTGCACCGTATGCGCCGTTCCAGATGTGCTCGGCTTTGTCTGCATCGCGCTCGAAGTCTTCGAGCATTTCGCGCCGCAGTTCTTCAGGGAACCAAGGGTTTTGATTCCAGTTAACCTGAATGACAATCGCGCTTTCTGGCGGCTTGCCCTTGCGGAAGAACGTATCCACCGCGTCAGTCTTGAATCTTGGGTTCCAAGTGAATATCAACTCAGACCCAGGCATCCGAATGGTAGGGCGCAGCAGGTCAAGCGAGTATTGGCTGAGCGTTTGAGCTTCTTCAACCCATGCTCGCTTATAGCCTTCCAGCGATTTGATAGAGTCAGCCGTGTGGTTTTGCAAGCCCTGAAATGTGATGATGCCCTTACCTCGCTTGCTGCGGATTTTGGCATCCAGCACCTCGAAATAGTCGCCAGCGTTCAGCTTCTCAATCTTTCCTTCCAGCAGCCGCTTGACAGACTGATCAAGGGATTTCTGAATCTCACGCACACACACCGTGGATTCATCAGGATTGAGGATGTGTTCCTCGATGATGTATTCGCCCACGAAATGCGACTTGCCCGATCCTCGGCCACCGTAAATGGCTTTGTATCGGGCAGGCTGGAATAACGGAACAGCCCAGCGGGGCGTCGC